AAAGGTGAACCTGCAGAAAGTCCAAGACCTCCAGCAGAAATATCAAATAGCATTGAGGTTGCTCAGATTAATCTTCCAGCATATCTTTATTCACCTAAAGATGTAACAATTAGATTGGCAAAACATCCTAGGTATAGGATGAAAGATATTGCTAAACTGGAAAGAAGAATTGAAAATCTTGAGTATTATACCACATTATCACTTTTAGAAACTACTACTAGTAGTCTTTTCATTGATGATGGAACTGGAAGAAATAGATTTAAGAGTGGTTTCTTTGTAGATAATTTTACAGATACAATCACACAAACTAAAGAAACCGTTGTTAAAAATTCTGTTGATATAAAAAATCAACAATTAAGACCATCCCACTTTACCACATCAGTGGATCTTAAAGTTGGAATTACTACAACACTGACATCTTATCAGAATACCAGATTTGTTGATAATTCAAACCTTGATGGTGTTGGAATTAAAAAGTCTAAAAATATAATAACACTTGACTATGAAGATCTAGTATACATTGAGCAGCCTTATGCCACAAGAACCGAAAACGTAACAGCACTTTTATTAAGTTATTACTTAGGTGTAATTGAACTTTTCCCAGAATCAGATACTTGGGTAGATCAAACTAGACTTGCAGCAAAAACAATTGAGGTTGAAGGAAACTATACAGAAACTGCAAAACAACTTGAAGAGCAAGGACTAGATTCTCAAACTGGTTATTCTCAAACTATTTGGTCTGGTTGGACTACTACCTGGACAGGTGAAGAAATTACTGGAAGAGAAACCGTCGAACAACAAGCATCTACAGCTAAAGTTGTTGCAGAAACTGAAACTTATGTTGAAACTGGAACACAAGCAAGATCTGGTGTATCCATAAGCATCTCTGAGAGATTTGACAATTTCTCCAAGGGTGATGTAGTAGTATCAAGCAGTATAATTCCTTATATGAGATCAAGGAATATTGAATTTACTGCTAGAAAACTAAAACCAAATTCTTTAGTAAGTGCATTTTTTGATAGCAGAAATGTAAATGAATACATTGTTCCAAAACTCATTGAAATTGAAATGGTTAGTGGAACATTTGAAACTGGAGAAATTGTTGAATCGATAGTAGATAATTATTTTCCAAGTAATTCGAATACAGGAGTAACTCCTTTTATAAAGTTTAGATGTGCTCAGCCAAATCATAGATATGGAATCTTAAACGATCCTACTGATATCTTTATAGAAAATCCTTATGAATCTGGTCAAGAACTTCAGACAGAATATTCTTCAAATTCAACAATCCTCAACGTTGATACTTTAAGTCTTGCGGACATAACCGATTCAGACTTTTATGGATACATCAACATTGGAATGACTTTAATTGGAAAGGATAGTGGTGCAATAGCAAGAGTAATTAACTCTAGACTTGTAACTGATAATGTAGGAACTGTAATTGGATCCTTCCATATTCCCGATCCAAATATTCCAGATAATCCACAATTTGAATCTGGTGCAAAGATATTCAGATTGACAAATGATATATTCACATTTGCCCCAGGTGGAGCAGGAACAACTGATGCGTCAGCAACTTTCTATTCTCAAGGAAAGATTGAAGAAGTTCAAGAAGAGATAGTTTCTGTAAGAAATGCTCAATTTAACTTTGCTACAGAATCTGAAGAACAATCAATTACAAGTGATGAAAAAACTAGAGTTGTTGCTATTACAGCAGTAAGCACTGTCGGAGGAACTTCTGGTGGTGGTGGATCTAGTGGTGGTGGAGGAGGAGGCAGAGGACTCGATCTTCCATCAAGTATTGGAGTTGGCGCTATAGATTATCTTGTAGAAAGTTATCCCAATTTTACTTATGCAGAAATAGCAAATGCAATTGTTAGTGCATATGGAAATGGTCAGGTATCAGTAGGTGCTGCAGCAGCATATTGGATTGGAACTGTTCTCGGTGGAGACTATAGTTATCTTGCGGGTGGAAAACAAGCAACTTCCGATCAAAGGTCCAGAGCATCACTTATTGATAGGAATGGATTCACACCAGGTGGACAAAGAGTTCAAGGTGCAGCAGATCCAAATCTTAGCAATGTAACTGAAGGTGCTAGAAATGAAGTTTTAGATACTAGTGATGTTGGAAACTTCCCAACAAATCAGCAACTGTTAAACTTTGGATCTACATTTACAAAGTGCTCAAATCAAAGTGACCCATTAGCACAATCATTCTACGTACAAGAGCCTAGTGGTATTTTTATAACAAAACTAGATCTTTATTTTGCTTCAAAAGATCCTTCCTTACCAGTTATTATACAAATTCGTCCAATGTCCTTGGGTCTTCCAACGACGACAATATATCCATTTAGTACAGTTGTTCTTTATCCGGATCAAATTACAACTTCCGATGATGGAAGTGTTGCAACAACTGTTACTTTTGATTCTCCTGTTTACTTGGAAGGAACAAAAGAACATGCAATCGTCTTACTTTCAGATTCTTTAGAATATACAGTTTGGATTTCAAGACTTGGTGAAATTGATAGATCTACTATCAATCTTCCAGAGTCTCAGCAGATAGTTGTAACTGAGCAACCACTATTAGGTTCATTATTTAAATCACAAAATGGAAGTACTTGGGATCCAAGTCAATATGAAGATCTGAAGTTTATATTGTACAAGGCAGCTTTCGTAGATTCTGGTGAGATTAACTTCTACAATCCGTCCTTGAATATTGGCAATAATCAGGTTGCCAAACTGTTACCAGATTCTATAGAAATGGACTCTAGAAAAATTAGAGTTGGATTGGGAACTACACTCACCTCAACCGATTTAAATATTGGAAACACAGTCCTACTGCAGGGAACCAATTCCACAGCAAACTATATTGGTGCTGCTGGAATTGCTACAGGTCCATTGACCATAGTAAACTCTGGTATAGGTTATACACCTTCAAGTGGAAGTTTTACATTTAATAATGTTCCTTTAACTACAATTACTGGAAATGGTAAAAATGCTACAGCAGATATTACCATTTTGGATGGTGCTATTGTTGCAAGTGGAGCTACAATAAGAAATGGTGGTACTGGTTATGTTGTTGGAGATGTTCTTGGAATAGGAACAATTGGAACACTTGCTCTTGGTAGAAATGCTAGATTGTCTGTTGGAGTATTGACAGCATTCAACGAAATAATTCTTGATCAAGTGCAAGGAGATTTTGTTGCTGGAATTGGAAATACAATACAATATATCAATAGCTCTGGAATTACAACTAATTTAAATGGTGGCAATGTATCGGTAAACTCTGTTGATGTTGAAACTTTAGGTGATCATATTAGAGTGTATCATAAGAATCATGGTATGTATTCTTCGACAAACTTAGTTACAATATCAAATGTATTAAGTGACGTGAAACCTGTAAGATTATCTCAAGATTTAGACACAACATCAACTGGTGATATTGCAGTTACAGACTCTTCAGAGTTTGGAACTTTTGAAAACGTTGGTGTCGGAACAACAAACTATGGATACCTATTAATAGGTAATGAAATTATTTCATATAGTTCCACGGGAAATAACGTTATTGGAATTACAACCAGAGCAGTAAATAGCACTCAGGCATCTTCATATTCTTCTGGAACTTTGGTATTTAAGTATGAGTTAAATGGAGTTTCTCTGAACAGAATCAATAAAACACACTCATTAGCAAACGTTGATAATAGTATAGTTGATCCCATTGATCTTGATTACTACACTGTAAAAATTGATATGTCAGGAGCATCTCCATCCGCATCAGATAGATCTTCTGTCGTTGGACTTCCAAAGCTATACTTCAACCAAACTAAATCTGATGGTGGATCGAACATAAATTCGACCCAGAATATTCCATTTGAAATTATGACTCCAAATATACAGGTTCTTTCCTTAACAGGAACCTCTGTATTTGCATCAGTAAATACTTTAACTGGAACTAGCATTGATGGAAATGAAGTATCCTTTGAAAGATCTGGATTTGTAGATATGCCTCTTGATAAAAAACTTTATTTTGATTCACCAAGAATCATTGCATCAAATATCAACGAGCAAACATTTGTGAATGATGAAAAATCACTGAATGTTAAAATGAATATGAGAACTTTTGACGCAAATATTTCACCAGTGTTAGATACTGAAAGAGTCAATTTAATATTAACATCAAATAGAGTTAACAGTGCCATTACAAATTATGTTGAGGATTATAGAGTTAATACAATTAAGGAAGATCCATCCAAATTTGTTTATGTGACTAAGAGAATATCTTTAGAAAATTCGGCATCATCTCTGAAGGTTATCCTTGCGGCACACGTAAATATATACAATGACATTAGAGTTTTCTATAGCATTTCAAATAATCAAAATGATTCCTTGATCTATACTCCATTCCCAGGTTATACCAATCTTGATATTAATGGCAATGTTATTGATTCTTCAGACAGTGATGGACTGCCAGATACTTTAATTTCAAAAACTGATGTTCTTGCTTTTGAGAATGATGTTGTCTTTAATGACTATACTTTTACTGCAGACAATCTCCCATCATTTAAATATTATAGCATCAAAGTTGTAATGACATCCACAAATCAGGCTTTCCCACCAAGATTAAAAGATTTTAGAGCAATTGCATTGGCATAATATGAAATACTATAAGGTTGAGGGCCATACTAATCTCGTCAGAGACCCATCTACTATGGCTATCATAAACACAAATACTTCGGAGTATGAATCTTACATTAGATCAAAAAATAAATTGTCCGAAGAGTCAAAGAAAATTGAAAACTTGGAAAATGAAATTACTAGTATAAAAGATGATTTGAGTGAAATTAAAGATTTGCTGAGGAATTTGTCAAAATGAATCCAGATCAAATTCAACTTGAAAATGTAAATAAAATGTTTGAATATGAGAAACTTTCTAGAGATATAGATAGTGTAGATGATATTGAAGTTCTTAAGAACTATGCAAAATCATATATTAAACTATACTTAAAACAGCAAGAAGTTGTATCTAAATTCTAATGGCAACTCACACAATCACATTTGATCCTACTTCCGGTGTTGCTTATGGAGCAAATCTGGTAATCAACACCGGTGCTACCTTTACTGATAGTTTTACTGTAAAAACTACATCAGGATCTGCTTTTGATTTTGATGGGTGGACTGGATCTTCGCAGATGTCCAAGAGTGTTTCTATTGGTTCATCAATGTATGCAGCAGCAACATTTAATGTTGGATTTACAAGTGCTATTGGAGGTAAATTCAATCTTTCTTTAGGATCTACACAAACTAGATCGTTAAATGAAGGTAGATACGTTTACGATATTCTTGTAAGTTCTGGTTCAACTACTTATAGAATAGCAAGCGGTAATGTGCTTGTTATTCCTGGAATATCATCCGCACCATAAATACCTTAAGGGGTAATTGGATAAATGGCACAACCATCATCTAGGCAAGAGTTAATTGATTATTGTAAAAGAAAACTGGGTGCTCCAGTTTTGGAAATCAATGTGGCTGACGAGCAAATTGAAGATCTCGTAGATGATGCCATTCAGTTTTTCCAGGAAAGGCACTTTGATGGTGTTTACCCAACTTTCTTAAAGTATCAAATAACAGAGGATGATATCAATAGAGGTAGAGCTCAACCAACCTCTGGAGTTGGAATTAACACAATAACTGTAGATCATAATGTTGGATTAACAACTCAATTCAATTTTTATGAGGGTGGCAATTATCTTCAAATTCCTCCATCGGTAATTGGAGTTAATAAAATATTTCACTTTGATGGAACCAATACCATCACAAATAATATGTTTAGTGTGAAATATCAGTTGTTCTTAAATGATATTTACTACTGGGGATCAACTGAACTTCTAACTTATGCAATGGTAAAAACTTACTTAGAGGATATTGAGTTTTTACTTACAACACAAAAACAGATTAGATTCAATAAAAGGCAAGACCGATTATATCTCGATATTGATTGGGGATCTGTTACGGCAGGAACTTATCTTATTATAGATTGCTATAGAACTTTAGACCCAAGTGATTATTCAAAAGTTTGGAATGATTCTTTCCTGAAGATGTATCTAACGGCTCTCATCAAACGTCAATGGGGACAAAATCTCATCAAGTTCCAAGGTGTAAAACTTCCTGGTGGAGTTGAGTTAAATGGTAGACAAATTTACGATGATGGTCAGAAAGAACTTGACGTTATTATGGAAAAGATGTCCAATACATACGAACTTCCACCTTTAGATATGATCGGATGATATGTTAAATCCATTTTTTCTTCAGGGATCAAAATCAGAACAATCGTTGATTCAAAGTTTGGTCAATGAACAACTCCGTATGTATGGAGTTGAAGTTTACTATATTCCAAGAAGATATATTACAGAAAAAACAATTATAAAGGAAGTTATTGAATCAAAGTTTGATAATGCATATCCACTTGAAGCATATGTAGACACTTATGATGGATATGAAGGTCAGGGAACCATTCTTTCAAAGTTTGGTGTTCAACCTTTAAATGATCTAAATTTGATTATATCAAAAGAAAGATTTGAAACTTATATTTCTCCATTAATAAAAAATATTCCCGACATAAAATTATCAACAAGACCAAAAGAAGGTGATTTGATTTGGTTCCCTCTTGGTGATAGGTTGTTTGAAATTAAATTTGTTGAGCATGAAAAACCTTTTTATCAACTCCAAAAAACTTATGTTTATGAGTTGAGATGTGAACTCTTTAGATATGAAGATGAAGTTATTGATACTGGTGTGGAAGACATTGATGATAATGTAGTTGAAGAAGGATATATCCAATCACTAACAATGGTTGGTTCTGGAATTACTGCAGCAGCTATAACTGGAATTGTAAATGGTGGAGTAAGATTTGTAACTGTAACCAATAGGGGAAATGGATATACTTCCGCACCTAGAGTTGCAATATCTTCTGCACCTTCTGGTGGTTTAACTGCTGTTGGAATTGCAACGCTCATTGGAGGACTAGTAGACTGTAACGGCAATACAGAAAACTACAAGGTGCAGGGTGTAGAAGTTATAAATCCTGGATATGGTTATACCGTTGCACCTTCTATTGCTTTTGTCGGTGGTGGAGGTGCTGGAGCTGCAGCAACTGCAACTATTGGTGATGGTGTTGTTGGAATTATCACCGTTACTTCTGGTGGATCTGGTTATGAGGGAGAACCAACAGTAACATTTACTGGTGCTCCTGGAGCAGGAATTACTGCTAGTGCAAGAGCAAGAATAAACACTGCTGGAGTTGTAACTGCAATTTATATTACCAATGCAGGTCTTGGTTATACAGAAACACCAACTATTACTATTTCATCACCATATTCATCAGGTTCTGGAAGTTATATATTTAATGAATTGGTAACTGGTAGTATTAGTTCCACAACAGCAAGAGTTAAAACTTGGGATTCTGTAAACAATATACTTCAGGTTTCTAATGTTTCAGGATCTTTTATAAATGGAGATGTATTAACTGGATCAGAATCTGGAGCAACTTACAAGGTTAGAATCGTCTCACAATTTAACACAACAGATAAATATGCAGAAAATGATGTAATTGAAACTGAGGCAGATGAAATTATTGATTTTAGTGAGTCCAATCCATTTGGAAACCCATAAATAGTTTATCACAATCTCCTGACAAATGTTTGAGTATTTTTATCACGAAGTATTGAGAAGGACCATTGTTTCATTTGGTTCTTTGTTTAATAATATTTCAATTCAACATAAAAACAACTCCGATGCGGTTGTAAGCAATATGAAGGTTCCTCTTGCTTACGGACCAATTCAAAAGTTTTTGGCTCGTTTGGAGCAAGCACCAAACTTAAATCAACCAGTTCAAATGTCATTGCCAAGAATGTCATTTGAATTTACTGGATTGACTTATGATACTTCCAGAAAAGTAACAACTACTCAAACATTTCTCTCAGCAGTAAAGACCGATAAGACACAACCAAGAAAGTCTTATATGCCAGTTCCATATAATATGTCATTTGAACTTAGCATCATGACTAAGTTGAATGATGATATGTTGCAGATTGTGGAACAAATTATTCCATATTTTCAACCAGCATATACAATGTCAGTTGATCTTGTAGAAACTATTGGTGAGAAAAGGGATATTCCCGTGGTTCTTGAGGGAATATCCATGCAAGATGATTATGAAGGCGATTATTCTACAAGAAGAGCTTTGATCTATACTCTCAGATTTACAGCAAAAACATACCTGTTTGGTCCCGTTGCAGACGTTTCCAAAGATATTATTCAAAAGGTTTCAGTTGGATATATTGGAGGAGAACGCACAAGCACACCAACAAGAGAAGTTACATACTCTGTTGAACCTATTGCAACTAAGAGTTATACCGATAATGTCATTACAAATCTTTCTAAAGATTTAACAGATATTGCAACCATAATTGAAGTAAATGATGCTTCTTCAATTTCTGTCGGTGGTGTTCTTGTTATTGACAATGAGAACTTTAGAGTTGCATCTAAGTCTGGAAATAAAGTAACCGTTGAAAGAGGATATGATAATACCTCATCATCAACGCATGTATCTGGTGCTGAAGTTAAGTTAATTACAACAGCAGATGCAGATCTTATTCAATTTGGTGATGATTTTGGATTTAGTGGATCGTTCTGATGAAAGAATATGAAAATGACAAAAAAATTCGATGATTTGAATGATGCTTTTAATGTTGCCGGAGATATAGTTTCCCGTGAGGTAGAAACTGTTGAAGAAAAAGTGGAAACTATTGCAGCATCAGTTTCCAATGATCTCAAAAAAGATTATGAATATACGAGGGGTAATTTATATTCCATTATCGAAAAGGGTCAAGAAGCACTTAATGGTATCTTAGAACTTGCTCAAGAAAGTGAAATGCCAAGAGCTTATGAGGTTGCTGGACAGTTAATCAAGAATGTTGCAGATGCCACAGATAAACTTATAGATCTTCAGAAGAAACTGAAAGATATTGATGAACAAAAAGTTAAGGGTCCAACTAATGTTACTAATGCACTTTTTGTTGGTTCCACAGCAGAGTTGTCTAAGTTATTGAAGAACGGACTTACTGAAGATAATAAATAGTGGAAAGGGAGAGAAATCCCGAAGTACACACGTTACTAATAAGATGTCCAAGGAATTGCCTTCCATTGAAGATTTTGCTAACAACAATAATCTCCCATCAGTCAACGAATTTATAACAGAGGAAGTTGATGCACAACTACCTTCGGTAGAAGATTATATAGAAAAAGAAGAAGTAGAATTAAACGAAGAATCTATTAATGTTTCTGGTGACTTTAATGGAACATTAATAGTAAGTGATCCTAAAGAACAAGAAAATCAGTCAGAAGGATATCTTATTGCCAAGATCCTAGAGTTAATCTCTGAGGTAAGAAAAGATATTCCAGAAATACCTGAAATAAAATACTATGATGAAGAGTTAGAAAAACTTTGCGAAATTGTAGATCAGGTAAGATCCGAAATACCTGAGGTAAGATATTACGAAGAGGATATTGAAAGACTAGAAAAAAATATCCAAGACGTTAAAGAAAAAATTCCAACTTTTCCAAAGTGGGTTAATGAAGTAAATGAAGTCCCTGATTTTTCTTGGATAGGAAAGACCTTCAGTGTTATTGATGATGACTTTATTAAGGTAAATGATAGGATAGAAACTTTACATGAAAGAGTAAAGTTAGATCTTGATTCTTTTATAGAAGAAAATGAAGTAAGATTTTTTGAAAATAAAGTTGAAATTGAATCCAATATCAAAAGATTGGATGAAAAATACCAAGAAGCAAAGGATAGAATTTGGAAAGAACTTAGAGAATCATCTCTCAAAATCTGGGAGTATCATAAAGAATTTAAAGATGATGATCGTAAGTTAAAGAAACAAATTGCCAATGAGTATAACTCTTTAAAGCAAGGACTTGAAGAAAAGCTCAAAGAGATTAATGAGAACAGTATTAAAACAGATCAAGTTCTTCTAAACTACTTTGAGACTCTTAAGGAAGAAATTTCAGGACTTCCTAAAGTAAAATATTATGATGAAGATCTTAAACACGTAACAAATGATATTAAAGATCTTTACAGTCTTGTAGAAACGATTAAACTTGAGCATAAAAATCTTCAAGAAAATTTATTAAACGAACCACCAAACGAAAAAGAATCTATCGGAGTTACTCCAGATCCATTAACTCCTATGGATCAAAAGTTTGCGACTTTAGATGATCTTGCAAATCATTATAGAATCTTTATCAATAGAATTCAAACTCAACTCTCAACAATGGGAGGAGGTGGAGCAGGATTCATTAAAGATCTTGATGATGTTTCTTTCGACCAGACTACAGGAACTGGTAAACTCCTGATTTATAATGGATCTCAGTGGGTTGGTATTGCAAGTGAAAGCCTGATAGAAAATGTAGGAGCAGGTGGAACTTGGCAAGTTGATTCTGTAGGAATCCATACAACCAAAAATGTAGGAATTGGAACAACTGCAAGAAGTGAATATAAACTTTATGTTGAAGGTGATGGATATTTTACAGGTAATGTTTCTGTTGCAGGAACAGTAACTTATGAAGATGTAACTAACGTTGATTCTATTGGAATTATTACTGCAAGAAGTGATGTAATTATTCAACAAAATCTTTCAGTAGCTGGAGTTGCAACTTTCAATACTGCAAGTGGTGTTGGTACGGTTTATGTTGGATTGGGAAGCACTGCACTGTTTGTTGATGGTGATGCTCGTATTACCGGAATTCTTACAATTGGTAGATCATCTGTAACGATTGATGGTGATAATAATACTATTACGGCTGGAGATGTTTTAATTACAGGATCTTCAATTACCATTGGTGATGATGTTACAATTAACGTTGGTGCAACAGGTATCAACTCAGCACCCAATGTTATTTACGTTGCTAAGGATGGTGATGATGCTAAGAATGGAACATCTATTGATAATGCAAAACTAACAATTGCGGGTGCTGTGGCAATTGCTCAAACAGGAACAACTATTAAAGTTCTATCAGGAACTTATAATGAAAATAATCCAATAGAAGTACCTGCCTTTGTATCAATCGTAGGAGATAACTTAAAAACAGTAACAGTAATTCCAAACAACTCTACAGAAGATATTTTCCACGTAAACAAGGGAACTTATCTTGCTAATATGACATTTGTTGGTCATGTTTCCCCAAGTGCAGCAGTTGCGTTCCCCCCAACCATTGCTACTAATGTTGGTGGAGGTAAGTGGGAAAGTCCATATGTTCAAAACTGTACCAGCAATACAACAACTGGGGCAGGAATGAGGATTGATGGAAGTCTTGCTGAAGGGTTGAAGTCAATGGTTGTCGATAGCTATACCCAATATAATCAGGGTGGAGTTGGTATCGCAGTAACTAACAATGGATATGCTCAACTTGTTAGTGTGTTTACTATTTGCTGCAATGAAGGTATTACGGCATATAAAGGAGGTCAATGTTCCCTTACAAATAGTAATACCGACTTTGGAACTTATGGATTAGTTGCTGATGGAACAAGTGATCTTCAGTTCACTGGAATTGTAACAACGAGTGCATCAGCAGGAACTGATACTGTTGCTGTTGCCATTAATACAACAACAAGACCTTACGAAGGACAGGTTATTTACTTTGATACTCTCTATTATACCGTAGAAAGCATTACTGTTACGGATGGTGGTAGTGGATATGCTTCAACTCCTTCAGTAACTGTTGGAACTCCAACTGGTCCAAATGGATCCACTGCAACAGCTTTTGCTACTTTAGATGGTGATAAAGTTTCTACTATTACTATTATTTCAAGTGGATCTCAGTATGCATCCACACCATCAGTAACAATATCCGCACCAGATTCTGGAACTACTGCTACTGCTTCGGCAAATATTACACCAATATACTATACAATAAATAGTTCAACTCCAGTAGTATCTGGAATCACTACTATAACTTTAGATGAAAATCTAAACAATACGGTTGGTGTTGCAACAACTGCATACTTCTACCAAGTAAGCAGAATCACAGCAAGTTCTCATACGTTTGAGTATGTTGGAACTGGCAACGATATTACAACAGCAACCCCACTGAGAGGTGGAGTTCCAGTTCAAGAAAATGAAGTGGTTACTAGAAATGGTGGAAGGGTTGACTTCACAAGCACAGATCAATCAGGAAACTTCAGAATTGGTGATGGTATTGTGATTAATCAAAATAATGGAACAATAAGTGGTAGAGCATTCACCAGAAGTTTATTCAATCAAATGACACCGTTCATCTTAGCATTAAGTTAACATGGCACAATTAGCACTCAACAATTTTAAGACAGT